TGGAACATCTGGAACTTCAGGAACATCTGGTTCTTCTGGAACAGCAGGAACTTCAGGAACATCTGGCTCAACAGGAACTTCAGGAACAGCTGGAACATCTGGTGCGCGTGGAACATCTGGAACTACAGGAACATCTGGTTCTTCAGGAACATCTGGAACTTCAGGAACATCTGGTTCTTCTGGAACATCAGGAACAGCAGGAACATCTGGTTCTTCTGGAACATCCGGATTATCAGGAACATCTGGTGTATCTGGGACATCTGGAACTACGGGAACTTCAGGAACATCTGGCTCAACGGGAACTTCAGGAACATCTGGTTCTTCTGGAACAGCAGGAACTTCGGGAACATCTGGTTCTTCTGGAACAGCAGGAACTTCGGGAACATCTGGTTCGTCTGGAACAGCAGGAACTTCGGGAACATCTGGTTCGTCTGGAACATCCGGATTATCGGGAACATCTGGTGTATCTGGGACATCTGGAACTACAGGAACTTCAGGAACATCTGGTTCCTCTGGAACAGCAGGAACTTCAGGAACATCGGGTTCAACAGGAACTTCAGGAACATCTGGTTCTTCTGGAACAGCAGGAACTTCAGGAACATCTGGTGCGCGTGGAACATCTGGAACTACAGGAACATCTGGCTCATCAGGAACAGCAGGAACATCTGGTTCTTCAGGAACATCTGGAACTTCAGGAACATCTGGTGTATCTGGGACATCTGGAACTACAGGAACGTCAGGAACATCTGGATCAACAGGAACTTCAGGAACATCTGGTATATCTGGAACCGCTGGATCATCCGGTACATCGGTATCTATAACAAACCCAGTAAACGATCGAGTGCTTACATCAGATGGTACAGTCAGTGGTATAGTTGCCGAACCGGGCTTAACATTTGATGGTATTAATTTACGTGTATCCAGTAGCATAAATCTATCAGGATCAATTGCAACCGCATCATACATTGATTATCAAACAACTGGGACTTTCCCAACGTACCTAGAAGGTAGAACATTCTATGATACAGCAGTTGGTGCATTTGCATATTATAATTCTGCAAATGGAGTTCAAGTTGAGATTGGACAACAATCGTATACACGTGTTAAAAATGATGAATCAACCACAATAACCAAAGGAACTCCCGTTCGGTTGTTTAGTGCAGCAGGAGATAGGCCTACTGTATTAAGAGCAAATGCAACAACTACACAAGGAATTCCAAACTATTTCTTAGGAATTGCTGCGCATGATATTTCTGCCGGTGCAACTGGATTCATTTTAAACCGAGGTATATTACCAGGGCTAAATACACTTGGTTACACAGCAGGTGCTACAATATATGTTGGTGCTGCATCGGGTTCAATAACAACAACAAAACCAGCAGCACCAACGGCAAGCATCCTAATCGGAACTGTTGTAAAGGTAAATGCAACAGATGGTGGTATTTTCGTTCAATCAGCAAATCCTAATTTTATATCAACGGTATCTGATGTAAGTTCAAGCTTCCCTGCTGCAAACAATGATCTACTTGTCTTTAGAACAGGAAGTTCTACTTGGATAAACACAAAATCTGAATTAGATTTAGGCGGATCATTCAGCGGATCATTCAGCGGGCAGTTTAGCGGATCATCCTTAATGATAGCTTCGGCTTCATGTAATTCATTCGTATCATCCTCATTCCCATGGTTACGCCCATCTGTACAAATAAATAAGAGCAGAGCCATAACAGCAGACAGTCCATCGATATTAAGGAGTTCTGGGTTAGCAAACGCCCTTACATTAAATTCATGTGTATCTGGTGCGTTATCACCCGGTACATATTACGGAGTAGAACAGCAATATTGGGCACAGCGGGTTCAAAGCGGATCTGAAGATGCTGGTTGGGGTAACCTAACACGTATAGTTGGTAGACAGCAATACTATTGGGAAAATACTGGCAGTTATCTATCGTCATTTAGAAACTACCTGTCAGCAAATGATCCAATAGGCGGTTCAGATGATGCAGTATCGCGGGCATACCCAGCATCCGAATTTACGTCATATAGTAATTTAGAATTTTTTGATTTACAGCAGTACCAAACTGCAGGACCGCGTCATAAATGGCTATTTTTTACAGGAGAAGTATCATCATCAAATGCGGGACAGTTTATTTGGAATAATTCAAAGTTGAATGGAACGGATATTACATACTTATCTTTACCAAATGATACATCTGCATATGTAGAAGTGAAATGGATAGGATTAAATGATGAAATCGGTGGTCCGTATACAGTTCTTAAGCATGACTATTTCGTTGTAAACAAATTGGCAAATGAAATAACAGCAATTGGAAACATAAATACATTATATTCTGATTTAGGTAATATTGGATTTGATACACAATATTTAGAAGATACTGTTAATGCAACAGATGTTATAAGATTGCAATTTAGAATTGGATACTATAATGGAGTAGCATACTCACAAGCAGGTAGAAATTATACAATGCGCGTTAAAGCAGTTGTTGAAATTGTTGAAGTAAATAATTTACAAAAAACATAAAGGTTATAAATTATGGATTTAAATGAAAAAAATATTAATGTTGAATCATTAAAGCAGATGGTAGAAGGAAAACACTCATCCCAACATAGAATTCAAGTTGGTTACAACGGTGAGGGTGGTCCTGCACCAGTTAGAGCGGTTGGGGAAAGATGGTTCGATTCAGACGGAAATGAATGGGAACAAAAAAATGGATTTGCGTCAAAACTTGGAAAAGAATGGCAGCAAGAATTGCATAGTTATTTAAACTCATTTAGAAATTGTCCAAAAGAAACATGCACATGTGAGTTCCCTAATAGATTTGATAAAAAAATGAAAAGCATACATGGAATGTGTTTTGATTGTGTCATTGATATGGAACACAAATTAAGATTACAAGGAAACTATAAAGAATATGAACAAGAAAAAATGAAACAAAATGCGTTAGCATGGTTACAACAAGCAGAACGAGATAAAGATGCAGTAATTGAAGAGTTAACAAAAACATTGACATTTGTTACTGCGGATGGTGATGTTGAAACATGGAAAAATAATACAGATCCGGAAAAACTTAAAGAACAGATTGAAGAAGAATTTTTAAAATTTAAAAATGATATTTTATCAAAATTTGAGGTAAATACATGAAAAAGACGTTTGGTAATTTTTTAAAGGAAGCATTTTTAGATGTTGACAGCCAAACAAGTTCAAAGCGTATAGTTGTATTTTTATGCATGATTGCAATATTAACAACTTGGGCAGCAGACTTGTGGTGGAAACTTACCACAACTGAATTTATTTTTGAAGGTTTACTGTATATAGTGATTGTTGGGCTTGGCGTAGCAACCGCAGAAAAATTTTCGAGGAAATAATATGGCAGTAGGACACGATGAATTACAAGAAATACTAGATGAAGTAAAAGCAATAAAAAATTCATTCTCTGGATATGAGATTAATCATATTCAAGATTCAATGAACGATATAAAACTGAAAGTCTTGGATTTAAAACAAGATATGTCAGACATTAAAAAAGAAATATTAAACCCAGAAACTGGTTTGATTGTAAAACTTAATAAATTACAAGATAAAATAAATTATCTAGAAAAAGATAAAATTGTAAAATTAGAAAAAGCAATCGAAGCGTTAGAAGGTATAACAGATAAATACGATAACGTATCTGGGTTCAAAGATAATGTTGTTAAGTTTTTATGGATATTTTTAGGTGGAATGTTGACATTATTAATACAATTATTTTCGGGTAAGTAACATGAAGAATATATCAGAGGCAAATACACCATCAAATAAAAAGCTTTATAATTCAATTAAATCTCGTATTAAAAAGAAATTTAAAGTATGGCCATCTGCATACGCATCAGCGGCACTAGTTAAAGCATATAAAGCTGCAGGGGGTGGATATAGAAAAAAAACAGAAAATATTACAAATGAGACATTGTCAGTTGTTGGTTATACAACCGATCAATTTGGTAATATTTTTGATGTATATTTTGGCTTTGGTAATCAAAAAGAAGCATTACACGAAGCAGAATATAGAGGAAGAAAGGTAAAATTAGGAAAACCTTTTAGAACACCAGGAGGACCAAAAAAGTTTTCAGTATACGTTAAGAACCCAAGTGGAAATATTGTTAAGGTAAACTTTGGTCATAAAGGCAGTGGTGGTCAAAAAACTATGAGAATAAAGAAAAGTAACCCGGAGCGTAGAGCAGCATTTAGAGCAAGACATAATTGTGATACACCGGGACCAAGACATAAAGCAAGATACTGGTCATGTAGATTTGGATGGCCTCGTAGTGGTAAGGGAGCAATAGATAAATCATAATGGCTGCAACCTGGATAGTTTTTCAGAAAGAACTAGAAACGGCATTTAAATTAAAGCAAGTGAAAAACTTTGATGAATTTGCCGATCTGTTCACTAATGCATTTTCAAAATCAACATTAGGACTTGCATCTACTTCGTTTGGTAATATTTTAATTTCCGGTAATTACCCGTTAATACGATTTGGGATAAAAACTTTTTTAGATTTTAATTTCAAGATAGATATTAATTTGCCTAAAATTGAAGCATCGTTAAAAAGTTTAGATTCATTAGTAAATGAAGAAGCTGTTGTATATGAAATCATAATACGAACAAGCACTGATGAAAGACGCAATGTTTATATTGGGTTGCCGTTAGAAACACGTAGCAGAGCAAATTCTGATGATAGTGATAACGTTTTAAAATTACCCGAAGGGATACACCCAATATTAAAACAAGCATTAATGCCATATGTAAATGATTTTAATAAAAAGCTAAAAAATTTAAATCCTGAAATACAATCCACTATAGCAGAATTACAATCTTCTTTAAAAAAATTGCAGGATTTTATATCAAACATAGATCTTAGTAAGATAGCTTATATTTTTTTAGAATCAACATTTTTACTTTTTTGGTTAACTGCACAGTATTCACCACTGCCACCTGCACCACCAACAATTGCACCGTTAGTTGGTGTAACAACAGTAATTCCTGGAATCCCTGGTATTTTATCCGTAGCACTTAAAGCTGGATTTACTTCAATGGAAGCAACTACTGCTGCAGATCTAATTACAAAAGGATTACAAGCACATTCTAAAACTATAACAGGTTTATATTCTGGGTTGATAGCGTCCCCCGTTGGTCCTGTTCCAGGTCCTCCAATCCCATGGGTTGGGATACTTTGACAAATATTTATATATTTATTTAAAAATATAATGGTAAATAAAATGGATATTCTAGATAAAATATTTCTCTATGAAGCAATACGAAATTCTTTAAACGAAGATTCTGGATTAAACAAATGGTTTAAAGAAAAATGGGTTGATATTTCTAGAAAAACAAAAAGCGGTGGACATCCCCCATGTGGTGCATCTGCTGGTAAGCGTGAGCGGAAGGGCGGTAAACGCGCCTACCCTAAATGCGTACCAGCGGGTAAGGCATCTAGAATGTCATCAAAACAAAAGAAAAGTGCCGTTGTACGAAAAAGAAAGTACGGAGCAACTGCACGTGGTAAAGCAAAAATGGTTTCAACCTATGGAAAAAAATAATTTGTTATCAGTTCAATCGATTTTTAATACTCTTATAACTATTTTAATTATAGTTGGTGTTATTTTTGCTATTCATAATTCCATGTATAATGATAATGGAATCGATAGACAACTAAAAATAGCAGATTCACTTAGAGGTGAGGTTTATAAATACAACCGTCAATATGACAGTCTTCTCTTAATTACACATAAGTTAGATTCGGCAATCAAAGACAGAAAAGAACGAATAGTAATTATTCGAGATTCATTCGTTATATACAGAAATCCACCAATCAACAATAGTGATTCTGCACTTAGATACATTAAAGATTTTATAAGGAATTAGTATGTATAGGATTTTACCAATTATATTTTTGTGTATCATTTCTGTTTCATATGGGCAAAAAACACAGGACTCTTTATTTTGCTTCGAAAAATCAGAAATTTTAATTCTTGCAAATAAAATACAATTAATGAAGGATTCATTAAGATATAGAAAGGATATAATTTATCAACAAGATACATTATTATCATATTATGATAAACAAGCATTATTGTGCAAATTTCAAATTGAAAATCGTCAAAATACAATAATTACACTAGAAAAAGAAAACTTAATACTAAAAAATGTGGTAACTGATCTAAAACCTAAGTGGTATGACAACAAATGGTTTTGGTTTAGTAATGGTGTAATAGTTACAATTGCTACTATATTATTAATTAGATAAGGGTTACAATGTCTGGTAAAAATATAAAACAGCTTGTATTGGAGGAGTATTCAAAGTGTGCAAAAGATCCTGTATACTTTATGAAGAAGTATTGCCAAATACAACACCCACAACGTGGTAAAATATTGTTCCATTTATATCCATTTCAAGAAGACGCATTACATGAAATAGCAGAACATGATTATAATATTATATTAAAATCTAGACAGCTTGGCATATCAACATTAACTGCTGGTTATGCACTTTGGCTAATGATATTCAATTCAGATAAAAACGTACTTGTAATTGCAACAAAACAAGAAGTTGCAAAAAATCTTGTTTTAAAAGTAAGAACAATGCATGAATTGTTGCCATCGTGGTTGAAAAACCAATGCATAGAAGATAACAAATTATCATTACGATTTAAAAATGGATCACAGATAAAAGCAGTTTCTGCTGCATCTGATGCAGGACGTTCTGAATCTCTATCCTTGCTTATAATAGACGAGGCAGCTTTTATTGATTATATTGATGAGATTTGGGCGTCTGCACAGCAAACGCTTGCAAATGGAGGACGTGCTATTATTTTATCAACACCAAACGGTACTGGTAATTTTTTCCATAAAACATGGGTTGGAGCAGAGACTAAGCAAAATGGATTTAATACAATATTATTACCATGGACGGTTCATCCTGAAAGAGATCAATCATGGAGAGATAAACAAACACAGCTTCTTGGCGAAAAGATGGCAGCACAGGAATGTGATTGTGATTTTATATCGTCTGGTCATACAGTTGTTGACGGTCCTATAATTAAATGGTATGAAGATACATATGCCCAAGAACCATTGGAAAGACGTGGAATAGACGGCAACTTATGGATATGGCAATACCCAGACCCAGCTAAAAGTTATGTTGTTATCGCAGACGTTGCTCGTGGCGATGGAAAAGATTATTCTGCATTCCATGTAATGGATATTGATAATGTAGAACAGGTTGCCGAATATAAAGGAAAATTAGATACCAAATCATATGGAAATTTTCTCGTTTCAATTGCAACCGAATACAATGATGCGTTGCTAATAATAGAAAACGCAAATATTGGATGGGCAGCAATTCAGCAAGCAATAGATAGAAATTATTCAAACTTGTATTATTCATACAAAGAAGAAGGATATACCGATGTAAACATTCAATTGGCAAAAGGATATGATCTAAAAGACAAATCACAAATGGTTCCTGGGTTTACAATGTCAAGCAGAATAAGACCATTGGTAATTTCTAAATTAGAAACTTATTTTAGAGAAAGATTACCAATAGTAAGATCTAAGCGATTAATTGAAGAATTATATGTATTTATATGGAATGGATCTAGAGCAGAAGCGTTAACTGGTTATAATGATGATCTTGTCATGTCTATGGGAATTGCGTTATGGACACGAGATGCTGCGATAAAATTAAAAACTGAAGGAATTGAATTAACTCGAAATACTTTGATGAATATTCAAAGACCAAGCACTATTTATATGAATGGAGCACAGCAACGCAATAACCAGTGGTCTATGACTCTTAATGATAAAGAAACTGATGATTTAAAATGGCTATTATAAGGTGATTTATGGCAATTTTTGATAGATTAAAAAAATTATTTAGCACTACGATTGTTCTAAGAAATGTTGATGGTAAGCTTAAAGTTAGTGATACCGCACATTACCAAGCACAGGGAAATCCATATCAAACTCGCGTAATCGATAGATACGGGAGATTGCATGGTACTCGTGGTTCAAACGTAAATCCATACCATCAATATAATGGATTTAGCGCAGCTAGGTTGGATTTATATACGGATTACGAAGCAATGGATGAAGATGCTATAATTTCATCTGCCTTGGATATATATGCCGATGAAGCTACAACTAAAGCGGAAAACGGAGAGGTTTTATTAATTAAAAGTGAAAATGATAACATCAGAAAAATTTTAACAAATTTATTTTATGATATTTTAAATATACAATATAACATATGGCCATGGACTCGTAATTTAGTAAAGTATGGGGATTTTTATTTGCGTTTAGATATTAGAGAAGAGCTTGGTATTGTTAGTATATTTCCGTTATCTGCGTATGAAGTTACAAGAGAAGACGGGGCAGATCCAAACAATCTGTTTGATACTAAATTTATTTATGAGGGTGCTTTAGGAAAGGCAAAGTTTGAAAATTATGAAGTAGCACACTTCAGACTTTTGTCAGATACAAACTTTTTACCATATGGGCGCTCTATTTTAGAGGGAGCTCGTAAACTTTTTAAACAAATAACTCTTATGGAAGACGCTATGATGATCCATAGAGTTATGCGAGCACCGGAAAAAAGAATATTTAAACTCGATATTGGTAACATACCACCTGCTGAAGTAGACCAATACATGCAGCAGGTTATGAATCAAATGAAAAAAACACCGTTTGTAGATGAGAAAACTGGTCAATATAATCTTCGATATAACATGCAAAATATTTTAGAAGATTTTTATCTGCCGGTACGTGGACAGAACAATGGAACGGAAATTTCTACATTAAACGGATTGCAATACCAAGCTATAGAAGACTTGGAGTATTTGCGTAGTAAATTGTTTGCTTCTCTAAAAATACCAAAAGCATTTTTGGGTTATGATGAGACAGTTGAGGGCAAGGCAACATTAGCGGCAGAAGATATTAGATTTGCAAGAACAATTGAGCGAGTCCAGAGAATTATAGAAAGCGAATTAACAAAGATTGCAATTGTACACTTATATGCACAAGGATTTAAAGAAAGTGATTTAATAGATTTTAAACTTGAATTAACATCACCATCTATAATTTATGAGCAAGAAAAAATAAATCTTTTAAAACAAAAAGTTGAATTGTTTACGGCTGCAACTGAAAATAAAGCACTTTCAAAATGGTTTATTTACAAGAATATTTTCAACATGAGTGAAGAAGAAGCAAATGAAGAAATTAATAATATTCTTGAAGACTCTAAATTTAAGTTTAGATCATCTCAAATTGAAACCGAAGGAAATGATCCGGTTGTAACTAGCCAGTCATATGGAACGCCGCACGATATAGCAAGTATGGAAATACCTCCTACAAACGAAAAACCAGGAAGACCTAAAGAGTATAAATCAAATTATGAAACAGATTCACATTATCTAGGTAGAGATCCTGTTGGAAAGAATAGTAATAATGATTATAAGATGGATAAGAGCATAAAGCATTCATACAAAAATAATAGTCCATTAAGTGTGGAAAGTAGCATGGCGAATGCATATATACCGTATTTAGCATCTATAAAAATAAAATCAAATGATGTCATTGCTAAATCTTTATTAGGTGAATCAATTGAAAATTTACACGAAATAGATGACATGGATAATTCATCGTTTTTAGATGAAAAAAATCTAATAAATTCCAATTAATTAATTAATTATAACATATTTATATATAACTTAAACCATACTATTAGTGATATATGAAAGAACTTAAACATTCAAAATATAAAAATACTGGAATTCTGTTTGATTTATTGGTTAGACAGATAACAGCCGATGTAATAGAAGGTAAAAATTCTGAAGCTTCGTCTATATTAAAACGCTATTTTGCAAAAGATAAGGAGCTTTATAAAGAGTACATGCTATATAATACGCTTTTGAATGAAAAGTTTTCATCCGAGCAAAAATCATCAATTTTGCTCGAAACTATTATTAATACAAGAAAGCGATTAAACAAAGTAGCACTTCAAACTGAAAAATTTAATTTGATTAAAGAAATCAAAAACTCTTTTGATTTACACAATTTCTTTAAAACAAATATACCAAATTACAAGGCGTATGCATCAATATATAAGGTATTTGAATACAGCGAAGACGATAACCCATTAGATATAGTTAGATCTAAAAGTACCCTGATTGATCATATAATCAAAGAAAAATCAAAATCAAATGAATCAAACGAATTTGACATTTTAGAAGAATCATATGGAAAAGAACCGGAAGATGTCCGGCTTTTATCATATAAAATTCTTGTTAATAAATTTAATGAAAAATATGGATTTTTGGGAGAAAACCAAAAACATACATTACGTCAATTTATATTAAACATCTCAAACTCAAGTAATTTAAAATCATATATTATAGACGAAGTTGTAAAAATTGAATCATTTATATCGGAATCAATTCCAAAAGTAAATGATAAAATTTTAAGGATAAAATTACAAGAATTACTAAAATTAACAGAATCATTAAAAGATATTAAAGTTGTTAATGATGAGCATGTAGTCAAGTTATTAAAATTACAAGAATTAAAAAATGAAATTAGGAGAATCCTATAATGGCAGCGATTCAACCACAAGAATACCACCAAAGACAAACTGGCGGATCACCAAACGATTTTGTTAGAATTGGTCATCCTGGAAAATATCATCGAGTGATTACACCGTCTGGTAGTGCATACTTTACTGGATCTGATTATGGCGCGGGTGCTGTAATAACATATGGTTCGGCTGCTGGTACTGCATACCTATCAAATGGCGGATCGATTGATCTTAGCAAGCTTGCAAAGGGATACATACATGAATTATCAATATCTTATGTAACAGGTGCAGCTGATGTTTATGTATTAATTAGAAATCAGGCAGTACGTTAATGGATGATATAAAATCATATATAAAAGAGATAAAATCCAAGATTGAAGAAGACGGTGAAGCATCAGTATCCACCGCACCTGGAAATGTTACTGGAAATGTAACTGGATACAATATCCCGGGGGCATTTGCTAGAAATGAAAAAGAGCATACAGCAAGAGTAAAAAAGAGTGCAACATCTTATGGTTATAAATTAGTTAAAAAGAAAAAACCAAAATACTTCATTCCAATACATAAAAGATCGTTGTACAAAGAATTTGCAACACATTTATATATGAATGAAGCACGATATATTGATTTTAAAAAAGATGAAACATACTCTCCAAATAAAAAAATAAATCTTGGTATTAAAAAGATTAACAGAGCATTATATGAATTAGAGAGTATAGTAGCACACAATCATAGATTGAAAAATGAAATGGCAATTACTCAGGATGCATATTGGAAATCTTCTAAATCTAAATTGCACAAAATTGCAGAGAGATTAATAAAAATTTCTAAAAAAATCATAGAATTATCAGCATGAAAAAATTAATAGTAGATCCAGTTGGTGTTATGTATTTCACACCGCAAATTATTAATGAATCAATGGCACAACATAATGGAACATTGATTGTTAGTGGTCCACTACAACGCTCTGATGTAAAGAATCAAAACGGACGAGTTTATCCAAAAGATATTTTAGTACGAGAAGCAAAAAAATATTATGATACCTATGTTGTAGAAAGACGTGCGATGGGAGAGCTGGACCACCCAGATTCAGCCATAGTAAACTTAAAAAATGTCAGCCATAATATCATTGACATGTACTGGAAGGGAAATGAGCTAATTGGAAAAATTGAAGTTCTTCCAACGCCAAGTGGTAACATTTTAAAAGAATTGTTTAGATCTGGTATTAAAGTTGGAGTTTCTTCACGTGGACTTGGTAGTGTTAAAGAAGTAAATGAATCATTAGAAGTGCAAGATGATTTTGAATTAATTGCATGGGACTTTGTTTCTAATCCAAGTACACATGGTGCATTTGTTTCTCCAACAAACGAATCTGTAATTAAAGAAAACGTAGCACATTCTAATAACAAGTATGAAAATGTTAATAGAGTTTTGCAAGAATTAATTTGCGAATTATCTTGTGAATGTAATTTGAGGTAAATACATGCCATCTAAGAGTGAAAACCAACAACAGTTAATGGCAATGGCATTGATGTACAAACGCGGAAAAATGAAAGATGCGTCTGCTACAGTTAAAGCAGTAGCTAAAAATATGTCAGAAAAAGAACTTGAAAAGTATGCAGCTACCCCAACTAAAGGTTTGCCGAAAAAGCTTAAAAAAGAAGATATCATGCAAATCTTTGAAAAATTTATTGTAAAAGTTGGAGATGATTTTAGAATAAAAAGTGCAAAAACTGGTAAGCTTTGGCCACAAAAATATGATTCATATAAAAATGCATTAGGTGCGTTAAAGGCGTATCAAGTCCATAAGAATGAAACAATTGAAGATAATTCAAAATCAACATTAAGCCAGATACAAGCAATTGTTAACACTAAATCTTCTGGTAAGGTTGATAAAGAGATGGTTGATGTTGCAACTGCAAATCTTTTATTAGGTATTTACGATGCACTGCCAACTCCTGAATTACGAAATAAATTTTTAAAGTTACCAATTAAGAAAATGGTACATGTTGCTAATAAATTAATATAGAGGTTATATGACAAAGATAAGTGAATCGGTTAGAAAGCTAGGAACATATGTTGAAGTGTCAAACAATAACATAGATTATGCATTACGAATTTTTAAAAGAAAAATGAAAGAGTTTCAAATTTTAGAAACATATCGAGAGAAACAAGAATACATAAAACCCGCAGAAAAAAGAAAACGTGCAAAACGTGCTGCGATTGCAAAACAGAAAAAAAATAATATTATTTTGAATAATTTATAATGTTTTAGAAAAAAAATATATAATTATTAAGTATAATACTCTATTGTCATATGGAGTTTCTTTACATACATCTTATTATAGCTTCTAATGGCTATAGAATTTTTAATTGAGGATTTTTTATGTCTAAAGATTTATTGAGGGAGGCTATAGCCGATGCTAAGGCAGTTAAAGAAACTGCATATGCAAATGCTAAGATAGCAATAGAAGAAGCGCTTGCTCCACATATCCAATCTATGATTTCTGCTAAATTGTCAGAAGAGATGGAAGGGGAGGATGATAAGAAGGAAGAGTCTGTACAAGCAGAAGGCGAAGAATATGGTACAGATGAAATGGTAAAGGTTAAAGATCTTAAAGAAGAAGAGGAAGAAGAAGAGAAGATGAAGAAGGAAGGCGAAGACCACGAAGATAAGAAAGATGATGAAAAGCTTCATGAAGAGGAAGAAGAAATGGAAGAAGATCTTGATCTTGAGGCCATTATTCGTGAATTGGAAGAAGAACTTGCATCTTCTGAAATCGGAAGAGGGGATAACAAAGAGCCTGCCGATGATGCATCATCTGCTGCAACTGATGATCCAGGACACGGTGATCATGTAAAACATGAAACACCTAAAATGATGTCAGAAGAAGGCGAAGATATGGAGAATGGTCAACACAAAACAGATGAAATGTCACACGATAAGAAAGAATTGAATATCGAAGACATAATCAATGCTTTACGTGAATTGACAGAAGAAGAAGATGAAGATGAAGAAGACCATGAAGAAGAAAAGGGTGAAGGCTATGGTGCAAAAATGGAATCACTTGAAGCTGATCTCAAAGAAGCATATGATGTAATTAATTTCTTAAGAACACAAATTAATGAAGTTAATTTATTAA